CGCCTTTGACTGCCGCACAGTTCCCCGCCTCGGCGAATCTGTACGCGACGAATAACGACCTTACTTGGACCGAGGTGAAGTACTGGAATGATGTGGTTCCCGCGTCGGATACTGCCGTTCAGACGATTACTGTTGATGCGACCGAACAGTTCAAGAAGTATGCCCTCGTGGCTACGAAGGCTGCGGGGAACAGCTCCAACGTCGCCATCCAGGATTGGCAACTCTTCACAGAATCCTTTTCGATCGATGGAGGGAAGGTGGCGATGGCCCAACAAGCCGCGACCGGTGGTGAAACCGTCATGGACCAAAGTGGGCCTCACTCAAGGTTGCCAAAGACGGCGCCTTTGAAGAAGTATCCCGAAATTGCTTTTGAAGAGGGGAAGTTTGACCGCAACGACTCCACGAATACGTACAAACAAGCTGGATATGTTGCTAGAGTGAGTAGTAGTATAACAAGTGGTGAAGCTTATCGAGCATTTGATGGGTCTACCAACACATTTTGGCATACACAATATCCATATTATACTGAAAATGGTGGGGTATACGATCCCGGAAATACAGCGGAAGGAACTGGGACACCGAGTGGAACCCTTCCAAGTCACGAACTCGTATCTGGGTATGCCGGTGAATATATAACACTGAGTCTTCCCAATAAAATCAAAATGTCTAAAATTTCAATAAATACACGAGCAGATCTTGGTGCGTATAATTTAGACCAGACACAATCGGCTGAGGTAATCGTGGTCGTCGGTTCACACGATGGTTCTACATGGGAATTTGTTGATACACACACCGTAGGCAAATACCCCGATGATAACACTGCACCATATACATTTAACGTAAATACAAGTACATATTATGAACATGTCGGTCTTATATGTACGAATACCGGTCCTACTGTTTCCTTATATAACACGGCGTGGTCCATGAGTAAACTCGCTTTCTTCGGCTACGAAGAGGACCCACCCGCAGGTGACACTTCCGTAGATACCACCTTCACCTCCATCATGAACACACCCCAAACGACTGGGGCCAAAGTTTACACGGACGCCAAATTGTCATCCGACTTCACGAACCGCGTCGTGGGTCCATCCGTTTCCAACGCGCACACGACTTACGTGAGTGCCGAGAAATACTGGGAACTTTCGGGGAACGTCGAATCTAATGTCACCATTGAAGCCAATACATTCCTTTCGGGTGACCAACCCCATGCGGTCTCCGTGTGGTTCAATTCCTCGAACTTGGAGGCGAACGTCTCGAACACGTGTGTCTTCTCGGTTTCTGACCAGGAGCACCTCAACTCTGAAAATCTGGATCTCCAATCGAACACGTGGCACAACCTGACCTACGCGTACCAAGGTGAAGGTGGCTCCCGAGTAACCTACCTCGATGGACGTAAGGTGGCCGAAGACCAAGCCGAAGATACCTTCGGGGAGTACCCACCGTTCGCGATGACTGGGTACTCACAGGGTGGGTATGTGGTGAGTACGAGTAATGAGTACGACGAAGGCGTTGGCAATTTGCAATTACTTTCCTGGATGGCTTTTGATAATACAGCGGGAACGCGGTGGGATACTGCTAATGATGGGAATTATAATTCTAGTGGTATTCATAATGGTTCTGTAACAACAGAAGTAGACGGAACACCTGAATCGGGTGAATGGATTCAGCTGGAGTTCCCACATAAATTAAGACCTTCACACTTTACACTCAATACTAATATAGGAACGGGTGGATCATATAATTACCAAGAAAGAGCACCAAAAACTGTTTTGTTAGTTGGTAGCAATACTAACAATGGTACAGACTGGGTAAGCCTTTTTAACAACACTTCTACACCCCGTGGGAGTACTCCATCAATTACATTAGTTGAACCATTTACGGTATCATCCACAAATTGCTATAAATATTTTAGACTGATTGTCCTGACAACATTTGGGGGTACGAGCGGATCCTCTGCGTCTATTACAGAACTCCAATTCTACGGCCACCGCGAGAACGACCTGGTCCGCCTTCCCGATCCTACTAGGGTGCTCAAGTATCCGCACATTGCGATGACTGGTCCAGCTCAGAGGGGGTATGTGGTGAGTGTGAGTAGTGAATACAATAACACCGTTCTTGAATACAGAGTGTTTGACGGTAGTTATACAAATGCCGGTGCATGGATTTCCGGGGCGGACGGCTACGATACTAATGGTATCGCTGACAATGGAAACGGGGACGACTTTCTGTCTGGGATTGTCGGTGTAGGTTCAGAAAATGGTGCATGGATAAAACTCCAAATGCCTCACAAGATAGTGTTGTCGTATTTAAATTTTTATGTAAGAGATCCGTCGTCTGGTTATCACAGGCAACCAAAATCTGGTTATATATATGGTTCAAACGATGATAGCTCATTTGATAGAATTGGGACCTTTACACGCACAACAACAACGGCTGCAGGTACACCTATAGCCGTGAATATAAATGCAACTACAGCCTATAAGTATATAGTGTTCCAGGTAACGGCGACTATTACGGGAGGTACCGAGTGGGATGCGGTTATTGTAGATGAAATTGAACTCTACGGTACAGGTGTCGACTCCATCCCCATCCAGATCGGTGGTGGGAACATCGATAAGGTGGCGAACTTTAGGGTCTACGACAAGTTCGTGGGGGAGGACCAAGCCCTCGAGATTTGGGACGCTCAAAAGGATGCGTTCGGACGGGCGAAATCCTCGATGACTTTACACAAGGGTCGCCTCGGGATAGGCACGACGGAACCGGAAGGAAGGTTGGCGGTCTTGGATGAACCCCATAACTTGGAAGAGTTTCCTCCTAGGGCTATGACCGGCTACAAGACATACTTCGAGGGTCATGGGGAGTTTTGTGTGCGTAGCTCTTTCATGGAGGATCCGTTTAATACTACAGGATCTGCCGGCGGTTTAGGAAAACTTTTTGATAAAGGTATGCCACCGGGAACGGAAGACACTCATTTTTACCGTGGTGTGAACAATGTGTTTGATGTGGATGGATATTATACTGGTTCTGATAGTATCGGTGGAATAATGGGTGATTGGGTTCGAATTGATTTTCCGTACAGAGCCAAAATTCAATCCATGAATATACTTACACGAAGTGATGAGTATAACGGGCGGGCACCTCGCGATGGTTACCTTTTAGGGAGAAATAATGACGAAGATGAGTGGACGATAATCCATGAATGGACAGGGGCTTTGTATTACCAGTTCATTGAACGAAAATTTACAATAGAAGCTTCTAAATATTATTCATCATATGCACTGGTAGCTACTAGATTATTAAGTGCTGCAGAGACTGGTACAAATTCAACATCTACATCTCGATTAAATATAGGTGAATGGCGTCTCTTCGGCACCCGTGAGCAGGGTCAATCCGTCCTCCACGATGGCCAACTGACCCTCACGAAATCGTTAAATGTTCCCCGAATTGGGCCGGCTCTCGACGCGGACGATACACCCCGTCGGGACCGACTCGTCGTGGAATACAACACCTCGACCAACCCCACGTTCGATGGGGCTGTGCGGGACACGAGTGGAGGGGGGAATGATGGGGTGTTTTACGGCGAGGCGTCGTATGATGCTACGGAGAAGGCGATCACACTATCAGATGGTACAGATGATTATGTCGAAAGCGGTAAAACTATTATTGCGCGAGGAACACCCCAACACACATTCTCCTTCTGGCTTAAACCATCTACCGGAGATCATGATGATACTGGCACTCATTATCTGGTAGTTTGGGGAAGTGAAACGGCTCAAAATAAGTGGTCGGGGGTTGCACTCACCAATGACGGGGCTTTGGCGCATGTATATCATTCTAGTGGAAAGTTTACGGTCGATAAAGTACTTCCATCCCCTGGGACATGGTATCACGTCGCGATAGTTGTAAAATCAACGAGTGCGACGACAGCCGCCAATAGAGACGTCGATTTTTACATTGACGGAATACAGTATAGTAACACATATGATACACTTGGTAGTAACCCCACGAACGCCGCATATTATCTTGATTGGGGACCTGGAACGCATACGAGTGTACGTTTAGGTTCTCTACATAGTTCTAGTGCAGATTCTTCTTCTTCTTTATCTACTATTAAACTCTACGACTGTGCCCTCACCGCCGAAGAGGTCAAGACCCTCTACGATATGGGTCAGTGCGACGAGGGCCACCACGTGGTGAACTTCTCGAAGACTCGGGTCGGGATCGGACTCGGGGATGGGGAGGCTCCCACGTACACACTGGACGTCCGTGGCCAAATTAGGTCTCAGGGTTCCTTAGTGACTTCCTTCACGGGACAACATAAGTGTGTTCCAGAAGAGCCTGTGGAGAAGGGTCTCATCGTTTCAGCTAAAAAGAACCAATATGTGAAACTCAACGGTAGTCTCGATACGGGTAAAAGTGCAATCACGATAGATGAATCTCTTCCGATTGTTTCTCTTTCAAATGTGGTTCAAGATAAGGCGTGTTTCGGTGTTGTTTCCTCAACAGAAGAAGCAAATACAGTCTACCGCGTGGAAACTACTAATGGTGGTGTGATATCATACATCCCCAAAACCCTAGGTGATAACCGTGCCATAGTGAACTCCGTCGGTGAAGGTGCCATTTGGGTCGTGAATACCAACGGGTCCCTTGAGTCTGGTGACTACATCACAACCTCTAACGTGGCGGGCTACGGTCAGAAACAAGAGGACGATGTGCTTCACAACTACACGGTCGCCAAGATTACGATGGATTGTGACTTTACGGGGTCCAACGTCGCCGTTCAGACCATCAAACGCGAAGAGACGGGACTTCGCACAATCACAGAAGATGTATGGAATGATCTCATTGATTACGATCGATCATCTAATACAGAAACCCAATATTCGAATACTCTAGTTCCATCGGCCTACTCGGGTCAATCGGGGTACACACCTAGGGAGGTCACCACCATCGTGGACTACACGGATGGATCCAATCTCATATCCATAGCGGAATGGTCCAACTTAGAATCAAACATTCAAAACACGTACCAAAGCAATACCTTCACGGAAATTGCAGACTATACGAAATTCATAAGCCTCGATGAATGGTCTAATCTGACCGTCGATGTTCAAAACACATACTCGGAAGCTGAAATAACCACGTATTACCAGATTAAGAGAGGTGAGAATGTCCTCGACGAAAACGGTCAACTCCAATTCGAGGACAAAACGGGTGCGACCGAGGCACCCTACGAGAGACGTTTCTTAGACGCTTCAGGTGCTCAAACAGATGAGGCGAACGCGGTACACATAGCGGCCTTTGTGGGGTGCACGTACCACTGTGGCTGACCACCCAATCGACTACGTCGATTGTTCCAGTCGCGAAGCGACTGACCCTTTTTCCCAACAAACTTTACAAACTGTATCGGAGTTTCTAAAGTTCGTCCCTTTCCCAGTCTCACTCACGATGAACGACTTCGTCGTTCGCGGGTGAATTCTTTTTTCCCCTCTTATAATAAATGTCGAATAGTATCCTACCAGCGGCGGGGAACTTAGACATAGTTAACGCCAATGTTCGGGCGGATAAGTTCAACGCGGCGACCAATATCGGGGTGGCCAACACGAACCCCGACTTTAATTTTTCAGTGGGCGATAAGTTTCATGTGGACAAGGACTCCACGGATCCCGTGAGTATCACAGGAAACGTCGTCGCCTCGGGAATTAAGATTTCAAATCTCACTATCGGCCCAGCTTTCGATTTTGCGTCCGTCTCCAACGTCGGGAACGTCACTGCGAATGTCATTCAATTCGCGAATGCCACCACGGGTTTCACGACCACGGCGAACGTTGAGATTGGTGGGAACATCAGTCTCACCTCGAATGCTCAGGTCAAGGTAGGTTCCAACGTCCTCGCGGAATACACGGGACCTCATGGGAGGGAGCCAAAGGAGATGCCTCTCAAGAAGTTTCCCGAGATTGTTTTTGACGCCTCGAAATACGATCAGAACCACTCAACCAATACCTATATCCAAGCGGGGTATACGGTGACGGCGAGTAGTCAAGCGACCGATGCTAAAAACGCAGCGAATTTATACAACGAACAGTTTCCTACTCTTATCAACACTGACGATGGGTGGCAATCCCGAAATAACACCTACGATGGTTCGACCGGAGTTGCCGCTTCTATTGATACATTAACGGGAATTACCGGTGCAACTTCGAGTAGAAATGGTTCATATACGACTTTAGAACTTCCTCATAAAATTAAGTTATCGTATTTACAGATACATACAAGAAATTCCGTCGACCACGGCACACCAGTTCACCCGAAACAGGTCTACGTGTACGGTTCTAATGATGGAAGTTCATGGACACAGGTCGGGTCTCACCTTTTCACAAGTGTTCCATCATCCCCTATTTGGCAAAGAATCGATATCAACTCGACGACCCCGTATAAGTATTTCGTACTTCAAACGACGTCCATTCTACCGTACCTAGACTCAAGCCTCAACCGTGTTTATATTTTAGATCTCGAATGGTACGGCTACGAAGAGCCCGCACCTCCCGGTGACCTCTCGTTGGATACGACCCTCAAGTCGACGTTCAACTCCGTTCGGTCGAACAATTACGTGATGTATTTCGACGGGAAAGACCCCAACGGGACCGATCCTAAGAACCTCGTGAGTGGATCATCTATCAGTCTCACGAACAATAACGCGACGTACGATGCCTCGAACGACTATTGGACCCTTGACGGGTCTACGGAAAGTAACGTGACCACGGGTTCACTCGGGTTCGAGGGTGATGTGCCACACACGGTCTCCATGTGGGTAAATTCCTCAAACTTGGATGCCAATGCCTTGACCCAACAGCTTTTCAGTATAGGCTCCGGGTACGATAAAGCCCTCGTTCGAGTTGACGATACCCAAATCGCCGCGAATACGTGGCACAACGTGACCTACGCGTACCAAGGCGAAGGTGGGTCCAAGGTGACCTACGTGGATGGACGGAAGGTCGAGGAGGCCCGAGTTGAGGATACGTTCGGGGAATACCCACCCTTCGCTATGACGGGGTACTCACAGGGTGGGTATGTGGTGAGTGCGAGTAGTGAGTATCCTGGTGGTTATAATTCTTGGGAAGCATTTGACGATCTAACTGGCGCGAATGACTACTGGTCTGGTTCTAGTTCCATTTATTCTCTATCTAGTCCATTTAACTTTACCGGAACTGCATCTATTTACAAAACGACTGTAAGTGGCGTTCTATACACAGGTGAATGGATTCAAATAGAAATGCCAAATAAACTAGTGTTAAATTATACTGATCTTAAAACTGGAGGTACAGCAACCGATCGGTTTCCTAGGCAAGGTGTATTTGCTGGAAGTAACGACGGTGTAAATTGGGACGCAATTCATATATTTTCTGGACTCAACGGAGGAACTACCGAAACTTCAATAGTAACCAATTCTGAGAATAACACAAGAGGGTATAAATATATACGCATCATCATAACACATTTAAACGGTAATGGTTTTGTCGGAATAGCTACGTTAAAACTCTACGGCCACAAGGAAGGCGACCTGACCCGATTCCCCGAGCCGACGCGGGTCCTCAAGTATCCACACGTGGTGATGACTGGTCCGGGGCAGAGGGGGTATGTGGCGAGTTCAAGCACAATAGAAGATGCTCTTTATGCACCCTGGAAAGTATTTAATGGAAATTCTAATACGGGAACTGGGAATGGTTCTGATTCTTGGATATCTAAATCAGACGCATTTACAAGTGGTACTAGTAATTCTAATTACGGTTTTGACTTTGGTTCGGGGCAGGTGAACGGGCCTTGGTTACGTTTAGACCTACCCCATAAATTAAAAATGGATCATGTTGATGTATATAGACGTGATGGAGGTGGCTATGATCAGTATCCCAAATCAGGGTATATTTATGGATATGATGGATCTACGTGGCATCTCCTGAAAACATTTACAAATATTACACAACCATCCGTTTTGAATGCCACGACAATTCCCATCGACTCGAATATACCAGTGTCTTCGATAGTTATGCTAATAACCGAAAGATATGATGGTACAACCACGACTAATCAGTTTGTAATAATTAAACAGCTCGAATATTACGGCACCCAAGAAAATACCGAAACCCCTATGATCGTGGGTGGTCCCTTCGCGGGTAAGGTGGCGAACTTTAGGGTCTACGACCAGTACTTGGGTGACGAGCGGATCCAAGAGATTTACGATGCGCAAAAGGATGAATTCGGGCACAAGAAATCCTCGATGACTTTTTATAAAGGTCGCATAGGTGTGGGCACGACCGAACCTGAAGGCGCTCTGACGGTCGTGGATGAACCCCACGCTTTGGCGAAGTTCCCCGCGAGGGCAGTCTCCGCGGACGAGTCGTATGTCGAGGGAGACGGTCAAATCAAGTTAAGTGCCGCGGATGGGTCGGGGTACCAGGCGTTCGACGGTCTCACGTCAACCTCGTGGACGGCTACACCCGAGAGGCACACCCGTCTCTCCGAAGAAGTTGATTTTGGGGCGTGGCTCAAGATTCAAACCCCGGAATCCGTGAGTCTCAAGAAGGCGGAGATTGAGTCGAACCCGTATTGGAGACAGGTTGGTTCTGAAATACTGACGACAAACGCGTCTGAATATCTTGGTCGTGCGGTCGCATGTTCGCATGATGGTACGCGTATAATCGCGGGTGGCCATGCGTATAACAATTTTCAAGGTTTAGCCCGAGTTTATGATTGGAATGGTACAACGTGGGAAAACACGACTAATACATTAATAGGTACAGCAACCGGGGATAATTTTGGAATATACGTGGCTATGTCAGGTGACGGCAGTACCATAGCGGTCGCCGCCCGAAACGAACACGTTGAAGGTGTTGCGGATAAGGGTACCGTTCGAGTCTATTATCTCAGTGGATCTACGTGGACCGTTTTACCCGATAGTGGACCGTTTACTGAGAGTGGAACGGGGGTTGTAGACACCTTCGTGGGACAAACTTCTGAAGCTGAAATGGGTGGTGGTGGTATACACCTCTCATACGATGGTAGAACTCTATTAATAACAGAACCGAAAAGTGATAGTGCCGGAACTGATAGGGGTGAGACTCGCATATTTACGTATGCAGATGGTGCATGGAGCCAAAAAGGTATCTCTATAAACGGTACGGTCAATTCCGAAGAGCTTGGATCCGGTTCGGACATGACTGAAGATGGTAACCACATAGTCATCGGAACTAAAGGTAATGCAGCTAATCCAAGAGTACAAGTATACGAATGGAATGGGACGAATGCGTGGCAACAGAAAGGTTCGGATTTGACGTATAGTGGAAGCGATGAGTTTGGACCGGTAGTGAGTATATCTAACGACGGAAATACAGTAGCCGTTGGTATAGCGAGAGCTGATATAGCTGATGGTGCACTCGTGGATAACGGTGGTTTAGTACACGTGTATCACTGGACTGGAAGCGCGTGGGGAACTCCTCATAAACTTACCTATAATGAAGCTGTAGACGAATACTTTGGCACGATCGTTGTTTTATCAGGCGATGGAAAAAGATTGCTCGTTGGTGCACCGGGAGAATCGACTTTCTCCGGAGAAATATTAACGTACGCATACACAGGTGATTCGTGGAAATTGAGGAAAGCCGGGGTCGTAGGTTTGGTGGACACGGGGAATTACCAATATACGGGTTATGGACCCGGAGTCCAGGACTCCGACTCTGTTGCTTTGTCCCGAGACGGTTCGACGATCGTTTCGGGTGGATTTGGACACGATAGTCCCCTTTCAAATTCTGGACGCGTCCGTGTCTTCTCGATGCCCTCGAACATCAAGAGTATTTGGGGAAGTAACGATGATGTGAATTGGACCAAAATTACCACGGCGCCTACCCGTGAAGAGGCCACCTCGAACGTCGCGGGACTCGCGTTTGGTTACGATGACCGCCTAGAGTTTAAGAACTTGGATAATCCCAACTATTACAAGTACCACGCGATCGTCGCGGATGCGTTCACGCGTCTCAAAGATGTGAAGCTCTTTGGGGTCCGGAAACAGGGGTCGAGTACCCTCCACGATGGTACTTTGACCCTCACGAAGAATCTAGATGTTCCCAGGATCGGGCCACCCCCAGATGCCGATGATACTCCCCGAAGGGACCGACTCGTTGTGGAATACAATACCTCGACGAACCCCCTGGAAGATGGGGTGGTGCGGGACACGAGTGGGAGGGGGAATGATGGGGCGTTCTATGGTGGGGCGTCCTATGATGCGAGCGCGAAGGCTTTGGTGTTTGATGGGACGAATGATAATCTTAAAACTACACTGAATAGTCCCGAAATGCGAACTTTAAGTATTTCTGGATGGATTAAAAACATCGATGACAATACTTTACTGGAATTGGACGGTGGAGCGGCTACATCAAAACACGTTAAAATAAACGTGGTTTCGGGTTCGGCGCCGGGCACTGGACTTTTTATTGCATTAGCCGATGGGACATATTTGTTCGCTAACAATTCCTTAAGTCCGAACACGTGGAATCACTTTGTTTTTGTACTTAATAGTGGACCCGCTGGCTCAACCTTGAGTTCTATAAACCATCAACTGTATATAAATGGCGTGATTGAATTTGGTCGTGGAGGCAACGCTTTCAATGCCGGAGCAACAGCTAACGATACAACAGTTATAGATCCAAATGCTACATTGTGTATAGGTTCCACGGAAGCGGGAAGTGGATACCATGACGGCTCCATCTCCAACTTCAAACTCTACGACACCGCCCTCACCGCCCAGGAGGTCAAGACCCTCTACGATATGGGTCGGTGTGACGAGGGCCATCACGTCGTCAATTTCAGCAAAACTCGGGTCGGGATTGGCTTAGGCGATGGGGAGTTTCCGAGGGGGGCTTTGGACGTGAGGGGGGATATTAATGTACAGGGTACGATAACGACATTTACACACCCTTATGGTCCTTCATACTCTTTAACTACTATATCACCGGACATATGGGCCATCGCGGGTGAATCAACTGCACGTATAGGTGGTGGTGCAATTTCATACACATCGGGAGTATCTATCAAATATCATAATGGGGTTCCTATGTGGTTTTTTGGTGGTATAGATGAAAATGTTGACATTTTAAATACTATTAGTCACACAACAAACACATGGAGCATCGCGATTGCGATAGCAAAAAAACCTGAATCGTTCGGTGCTCTTTTTAATCAGATAACAAATAGTGAATCTGATACGTCTACAAATCACAGGGTTACCTGGAGTGGTAACTTTGGTGGTGACGAATATCCACCCAGTGGTAATGGTTGGAATACCTCGCCCGCGACAACTGCGATACCAGATGAATCTGTCGTTTTCGTTAAAAAAGAAGGGACCGGTAGTTCTCAGATGTTTGTATATGTGAACGGTGGGCTTATTGGTCAATCCACAAGCGCCGAAACGTATACCGGTAGTGCTCCTGATAAAATACGTCTCGGACGTAGGACGAGATATAGCGGTTATGTTGCAGAAACTCCTATATACATGGGGATTGCAGCCATCGCTGTTTGGGACTCTGCAATCGACAACGCTGATATAGCTAAATATATAACATACCAATCACTCACAGCTAGGTAATAATTTTCGTAAAGTATTATATATGCCTAGGTTTGTAAGACTTGATGAGAATCTTAATGTAATATTTTCATACACTCGTGAATCTATAAAACTTGTGGGTGATATAGAAATACCCCAAGAATATTATTTAGATGCGATTACTTTTCAACGAGACGAAAATGGACAGGTTATCATTAACCGAATAACAGAAAAGGAACAGGAACTTAAAATAGAAGAACTAAAAAAACTCCGCACCAAGCGGAACACCCTCCTCGAGCAGACTGATAGGTATGCTACTCTCGATTATCCTCACTCGAATCTAGCGGTACAACAGAGCTGGTTTGACTACCGCCAAGCTCTTCGCGACCTTCCAGCGAACACAGAGAATCCAGCGAACCCTGTTTGGCCCGTCGCTCCCGAGTAACGCAGTTACTCGTTTCTTTCCTCCAGTCTCATCGTAGTAACGATTTCATCGTTCTACCATGAATTCTTTCCTCCCCTTATAATAAATGTCGTACTACTCGAACATCGTGAGTATCGTTCAGTCCAACGTCGTTTCTAACGTCACGGTGGCCGAATACTCGAACCTTTCGGTAGAAGACCAGGCGAATTATCTGGAGTGTAACTACTACTCCTCGAACACCGTGGGGTACTACTCGAACCTCATGGTCTACGATGGAATCGACGTGTTCTCCAACATTTCCTCGAATGCCTATAACGAACTAACTCCCGACCAGCAGAGTGCATACACACCCGTGTTAGAGTACTCGAACGTCGCGACGACGGATAGTCCGCACAGGTACGTCAAGGTCATCACACACTATTCGAACCTCACGGTTTCCAACGTCGTGACCTACTCCAACATAGACGCGAACGCGTACGCCAATCTCATCACGACCAGACCTTCCTTCACGGTTTTCAGGAAATCTGTCCCCTCCGGGTACTTTGAAATTTCAGTCAAGGAATATGCCGCCAAGTCCCTCGAGGAACGAGCGGAATATGTTGCTGAAACAGTTCCAGAGAGAATTGTTTCTAATTTACAGCCTTTTTATACCCTCGTTTCGGGTTCTGAGTGAAATCATTCCAATCAACGAAGTTGATTGTCCTCCCCACACTTCCTACAAATCTATCAAGGTTTCTAAGAAGTTCCCAGTCTCATTAAGTAACGACTTCGTCGTTCTAAAATGAATTCTTTTCCTCCCTTATATTAAATGTCATTCGAACCACCAGCAGGCATTTTGGACATTGGGAATGCCACGCTTCGGGTGGGGAAGCTCGAAGTCGCCGAGACCTCGGGACTCAACCAAGGACTTCAGAATATCGTAAAGAATGATTTACTCATCACAGAAACTACTGAGTATACGACGAATCAGACGTGGGGTCTCAAGTTACCTACAGCGTGGGTCGGTGAATTTGATATCAAAGGCGCGACGGGTAAATACGTCGAGTTTAACTTTTACAACGAAGGGTCTACGTCAAACGCTCAGGGGTACACTCTACACTTTGAGGACACGACATTGACCCTCAAGTATGATAATGGAAGTACACTCGCGAGTGCCACGATCCCCACTATCGTTGGTACCTACCGAAAGGTAAACATCTTCTTTGAACGGGGTGTCATCGCTGTCTCTATAGACGGTGCGCGGGTCCTTTACTTTAAGGAATCTGATACCTATAATTCGGTTCATGGACACCCGGGTATGGCCTCCCGCGTCGCCAGTACGACGGGTGGTTCCTTTGTGAACGCGTTCTTCGAAAGTGATCACGGCGGGAATTCGGGTTTCAAAAACCTTCGAATCGTAAACGGTCGGTTCATCTCCGATAAAACCAGTAACGTCTCCTTCATCGGGAGCTTGGGTGTCGGTGTGAACTCTCCCAAAGAGTCCCTGGATATCCGCGGGAACATGCACCTCACCCGGGTCTCCAACGTTTCCCAGGTAAGTGTGGACTCCAACGTGGTGACCGAATACACGGGACCCCACGATCGACCCTTGCGGAAGTACCCGGAGGTGGCTATGACTGCTGATGCGGCTACGTCTTCGGGGTACAAGGGGTACAAAGTAACTTCTTCTTTTCATCATGCATCGTACCAAGATTGGAATGCTTTTGATGGTGTAACAGATGCGACCGTTGGATGGCACACGGCTAATTCGGACAGCACTATCAGATATACTGGCACAGATGGAGAATATAACGGAACAAATGCTACTCAATTATCTTCATCTTCAAATACGGTTAACGGTGAATATTTACAAATTGAACTACCCAAAGCTATAAAACTGAAATATTACATTTTGTATCCACAGGGAACTTCTGGGGTTGATCAGTATAATTCGCCTAAAAGTGCAGTGTTATACGGCAGTAATGACGGAAGTGCGTGGACCGAGGTGCATAGATATACAGATGAAATATATGATACTGATAGACGTGCGGGTATAGGATATACGTTTCAAGTCAATTCTAACCAATCTTATAAATACTTCGCTATTGTCCCAACTCATAGAGATAATTCGACTTCAACGGCTGATACAGCCGGAATAAGTATTGGTGAACTCGAATACTACGGCTACGAAGAAGGCAGTGGCTCCCTAGACACCACCCTAAAGACCGTGTACAACGTGCCGGCGACCACGGGGACCCAGTTGGAGGTCTACTATGATGCGAAGGGTGAAAGTACAGTGCAGAGTCCCATTCCAGACCTTTCCCCAAATACGAATACCGGAGCCGTCTCGGGACATTCACCCACATTGGATTCGACTGATGGTATCACTTCTTTTGTGTTTGATGGAACGGACGACTATATAACAAGTACATTAACAGGACTTTCTTCGACTCAATATACCATGGCGGGTTGGATAAAAGTAGACACATTAGATTCGACTATAAATACATTTTTTGGCCTAGGTGACTGGGCGAGTGGTAATGGTAGAGCAATTGGTGTAGCTATTAATGATAATAATGTAATAGGTGCAAACGTAAAAGGATTACCAGATGCTACATTTTCTGAAGTTGTAACTGGTGAGTGGTATCACGTCGTGGCAGATTTTACCAGTGATAATGATACCCATTTATACGTTAATGGTAAACTGGTAGATACAGTAGCTGGAACAACGTTTGCGATACCAACAAATCCTCCGTTATTTATAGGTAGTAGAGGAAATGCAGCTGGAACTGTGGAAACTGCTCGTCTATTCCCAGGTTCCATCGCGAACTTCCGTCTCTACTCCAAGGCCCTGAACGCCGACCAGGTGAAGGAACTCTACGACTACCAAAAAGACTATTTCTTGGGGTCCAAGTCCCAAGTCACCCTGTACAAGGGACACTTGGGCGTGGGGGTCACCGAACCCTCGGGGCAACTCGAGTTGGCGGGAGATGAGCGGATTCAGGCGTACCCCTCTAGGGGGATGACGCACCCAGATGGTACAGCTACCGGTACTCACACTACAGATGTCACCAAAAACATCACATACATCGAGGGTCACGGTGAATTCAAGGCATCGGCATCTTTACGTAGTCGACAAGATGTTGATTACGATGGACAACAACCGTATAACGCGTTCGATTACACAACTAATTCCTATTTATTATACGGTCCGGGAAGTGGGGAAGACGTCGGCTACAACAAAACGACGGGTTATTATGAAGATAATGAGTATCAATTAAGTGCTTCTTCGGGAACTCCATATGGACACTGGCTTCAGCTCGAGATGCCATATAAAATAAACGTGAAGAGCTATTTTATTCAACACGCCACGAACGATTATTGGCCACAGGATTGGCAAATTTGGGCGAGTAATGATGATATAAGCTGGACACATATTCATACGTATACGGGTGGGACATTCGACACTGACCCTCAATACTATACAGTATCACACACGGGACACTATAAAATATACACGATGATTATCACACGTATTAAAGAGGGTTCGAGTTTAGACCGTGTACGAATTCAAGAACTCCGCTATTTCGGCACCCCCGGTCCCACGACCCTCGATAAGGGTTCGTTGAGCCTCACGAGGTCCCTCGATGTGCCCCGTGTTTCGCGGTACGACGTGGATACGGAAACCCCTAGACCCGAGAAGTTGGTGGTGGATTTCGATACCACCGTCAATTCGAGTCCTACAGATATTTCGGGGAAGGGGAGTCATGGGACGTTTTACAACGGTGCCTCCTACTCCCCGGCGGATAAGGCGTTCAATTTTGATGGGACGAATGATTACATAGAAGCAGTAACAAATCTGGGAAGTGGTAATCAAAATGTGTCATTCAGTATGTGGATAAATACGCATACAGCTTCGAGATGGTTTACATGGTTAGGCAGCGAGGCAACAGCTGGTGGGATGGGGATGTATAGAGGTTCTTCAACTTATAAAATAGTTGTTCGAAGCGGTACTACCTTAGAGATATCAGCAGGTCCATTAAATACGTGGGAACACTTGGTTTTCACATATGATTCCTCGAATGTGTTCAAAGGATATGTAAACGGTGAACCGGGAACAGTTGTTGCAACAGTTACCGATACCGTTGATGTCTTTACCTTAGCATCTAATCCACCGATAGAAATAGGTGCAAGAACCACCTCCAGCTCTGAACAATACTTCGACGGCCAAATCTCCAACTTCAAACTTTACAATGCTGTTCTCGAACCCTCGGAGGTCAAGAAACTCTACAACTTGGGCCGAACCGGGCGGTCCATGGTCATCAGCGACACGGCCGTCGGGATCGGGAAAGTCCCTGAAGCGCAGTTGGATGTGAGGGGGAGTTTGGCTGTGAGAGGAGACGTAGAAGCTTATGGTAAAAATTTTAACATGTCTCCAGCCGGTAATCTTTCGATACTGGGAAGTATATACGGTGCTTCAGTAACAGCACCTTATGTGAGAACGCATTATGATAGATACGGGTTCGATGGTGTTTGGCGTACTCTTATAGGAACGAGTGCTCAGGATTGTGGAATTGGACACCTTATAAATGAAACGAGTCATCAGTATGCTGTGTTTTGGTTTGCACACGCAGGAAATGGTACTGGATACGTAGGCTGGATTCAAAACGGTGGATACAATATCGCGTATAGTGGTAGCAATATTAAAGTACAAGGACCTGTTGGTACGATCACTAGAGGATATATTCTGTTCCTGAATAATGGTTAAAGTAAAAATGTTATCATACTATAAACGATGGGTTTGACAAATTTAGATGTGACACACATTGGACACGGTATTGAAGTTTCCAATACGTACGTGTACATAAAAGATATCAAAATCCAGAACGACGCCGAATTCAATGTCTACTGTAATACAGAGGAACACGTTTCTAGAGAAAATAAGAATGCCGGTAAACCTATGATTAAAAAATTAAACGTAAATTATAGTTCCAATACCCTTCCTAACACTATTGAAGAATTATGGTCTGAATCATACAGTCAAGTTAAACTGTTTTATACAAATACTATCGATGTGGTAGAACCTAATCAAAACAGTGAAGAATTAAGTGGAGTCACCCGATGGCGTCTCGAGGAGGAAGTGGCGAATTTACGAACTGAAAATGTGAGACTTACCGAAGATCTCAGACGAAAGGAGATTGCTTTACAAGCACTTACGTAAAACGTCTTGTATATATTTTACCCACCAACTTCTTACAAATTTCAATCAAGGTTTGTAAGTCGCCCGTATCTAAGCGGTAAAGTCTTTCAGACTTTCGCCCCACTTAAAAATAAAGTCTCACTATATTATAAAATGTCTGGTGGTATTGCCCAACTCGTCGCCGTAGGTGCTCAGGATGTACACCTCGTCGGTCAGCCCGAGGTATCTTTTTTTAGGTCGACGTACAAGCGTCATACGAACTTTTCCCAAACTGTCGAGCGTCAGGTCATTCAAGGCAACGTCTCGAACAACGGTATGTCCACCGTCCGCTTCGAGCGCAAGGGTGACATGCTCAACTACGTCTACCTCGTCCCCAACAACGGTAGCGCGACCCAAGCTATTGGTACCTGGTCTGACGTAATTTCCAAGGTGGAGATTCTCGTGGGTGGTCAGGTTATCGATGAGCAGGATTCCACTTACTCGACGCTCATCGCGCCTATCCTCTCCGCGACCAACTCTTCCAAATCTGTCGCCAGCGACCTCTACGGTGGTGCGACTGCCGAGCGGTTCTACCCTCTCCGGTTCGCCTTCTGCGAGAACTGGCAGACTGCTCTCCCACTTATTGCCCTGCAGTATCACGATGTAGAATTGCGTATCACTTGGGGTGGTTCCGCCGCGGACTACAAGTGGGACGTCTACGCCAACTACGCGTACCTCGATACCCAGGAGCGCGAGATGTTCGCTTCCCAGCCCCTCAACATGCTCATCACTCAGGTCCAGAAGGCCGTGTCTTCCGGTTCCAAGATGCAGGAGCTCAACTTCAACCACCCGGTCAAGTATCTCGCTGCCGGTAAGGCTTCTGCTCTTTCCGTTCTCAGTGACAACAACAAGCTCAAGCTCCAGATTAACGGTACCGACGTCGCGGACTTCAAGTTTGCCGATCCCAACTTCTCCCACGTTCCTCTCTATTACCACACTTCCAACGCTTCCAAGCCCGCGACTCTCAAGACGCTGTTCTTCTACCCCTTCTGCCTCGATGCGGGTAAGCTTCAGCCTACCGGTACCCTAAATTTCAGCCGACTCGATTCGGCTCGTATCATCAACGATAACCAGAACGTCGATGACGACATTTATGCCGTGAACTTCAACGTTTTACGCGTGGAGAATGGTATGGGTGGTCTATTATATTCTAACTAAGTAGTAAAAGATGCTTTGGAAAATATTTTTTCTCCTCTCCATCGTTTTTGTATTGACGTACGATCCTAAGTCCAGGACACTCGAAACCTTTGTCGGTCAGCCCAAAACGCCGTCCACAAACAAATCGTGTGAAAACGCGCATTACGAAGCCGTCCAATTCGCTCAGACACCCTACGAGTGTCCTACCCCCGGTAAGACCAGGATGGGTGTAATTACTTAAAAAGAAGATGTTAGTTTCATTTATAAATGGTCCCAGTCACGAAGGACACTCTTTTAATCGTCGCCACCGTCGTGTGTGCCGTCGCTCTAGTATTTCTGTTTAAGGAGATGAACAAGGCCAAGAAGGATATCGATGGATTCAAGAATTTTTCAGCCCAGGTCGTCAGGCACTTGTCGGCCCCCGAGCCCGCCCCCGTTGAGACTGTAGAGAAGAAGGAGGAGATTGAGGAGGAAAAATCCGAGGAATAAACATATCGCCTTATAATAACTTGCGAATGCGCAATGAAAAAGTACAAAGCGATTGCAATACCGGTTAGCTTTGCTGATGGGAAACCTCGGTTTCTCACGGTGAGGGATTGGCGCTTTAAGGATTGGATTTTCGTCACAGGTGGGTGTAGACGACGGGAGATTTTCAATCCTTTACGGTGTGCCTTAAGGGAATTAGAAGAGGAGACACGGGGGGTTGTCTCACTAAAAAATGGAGAATACACGGAATTTAAATTTACAGTCAAAGAGAGTCCAACAGTAGAACTCGAGTACAATGTATATATCTTTTTCGTCAACTTTTCTCGCTCGGAACAGCAGACTCAGGTCCGAAAGTTCTATGAAGAAAAGCACAAGATGCAGTTGAAAAAATTAAACAATCAACCCATTCGTAAAACCCATGACGAAAACGATTACATGAGTTACGATACCCTCGAGGAGTTTAACTCACGTAAACGTTGGAAACTCATAATCGATAACGTTCTTAAAAACCCTAAATTCTACGCGTGCATAAGTTCTCATAACAGAAAAACCTTCTCTATTAAATAATGAAGTCTAAGGCTTTCATTTTAAGACAGATTGGTGAACTGCTCGAAAAGAACAGGGGTATGTGTGAACAGGAAGTAAAGGAATGGATGGCTCAGAATGAAGAAAGAACGGTCTACGAACTATTGACCTTTAAGAAGGAAATTTCACAGTCGAAGGAATATCCAGATGTGTCTTGTATGAAATGGTTTAGAGATGATGAACGATAAAAAGGTATGTTTAAAAAGTGGTACGCCAATAATGCGACCAATCTATCACATGTGCTCATGGACGGAGGAAAGCTCTCTGTGCCATTTGATAGGTTGAACGAATTTTATGATGTCTACATAGACGCTGTTACATCTGGAAAGAAGATTTACGTCGTGGAACAGAAGAGTGAGACGTATAACTTTTTCGTCGACATCGATTACAAGGACCCGGAACCTTTAGGAATCGATGAGATTCAGGACATTTCTAAGGTTATTTGTGAGACGGTAAAGTTTCACGGTGGTAAAGAGTGTCTCATTTCGGTGGCAAAGCCTAAGCAGTGTGGGTCGCTCATGAAGACTGGTGTACACCTGAATTGGCCGGGTCTCGTCGTCGATCAGGCATCCGCCGTCGCTCTTCGGGAACACATACTCGTGTCACTCGCCAAGTTTAACCGAAACGTCGAATGGAATGATATCATAGACGCATCTGTCTACGGAAGCGTCGTACGCCGCTCGAAAGGAAGTGGATTCAGGATGCCGTGGTCATACAAGCGAGCGAAACACGAGGCGTGTGGTGCACGAGGGTGTAAAGACTGTGAAAATGGTCAGGTGGACCAGGGTCCGTATCTCCCTTTGTTCATATACACGGATGAAGCGAAACGTATAGACCAAAAACCGAGTGTAGAGATTCTTAAGATGGCTGCCGTCAGGACGGATCAGCCGAAGAATGTCACCATCGACGTTCCATCCGTCAAGATAAAAGAGGTTTCCTTTTCACCGGAGGAGACGAGGAATGAAATTTACGATGAAGAATTGAGAAGTATGATCGAGGACTTTGTTCGAAAGAATATGGAGGGTCAGAGCGATGCCTACATCACGAAACTTTTCAAAAATAAGGAGACGTATTACGCGGCGACGACTTCTAGATATTGTGAAAATGTCAAAAGAAAACACGGGTCCAATCACGTGTGGTTCATCATAAGTGGAAGAGAGATTCTCCAGAAGTGTTTCAGCCGACACGAAACGATCGTAGGTCGCTGTGACGGGTTTTGTGAACATTTCTGTGGTCGAAGACACAAACTCGCGACTGGTATCGTGGACAAATTGTACCCCGAGAAGGAGGACCTTAAGAAGTGTCCGGAAATCAAAAAATACGTCGAGCAACCCCAGGTTGACGCGAAACCCGACCTCGAATCCTTCATCAACAAACACATGAAGACGGACGGTGATCTACAGGTCATAAAACTCACCAAGATGAAGGGGTACAGTCTCGCGATGACGACTTCGAGCTTTTGTGAAAACATCTCAGGAGAACACGAAGGTAAATTGATGTCCTACATCATAAAAAAGAATGAAATCACCCAAAAGTGTCCTATTTGTAAAAGGAGCAAGGCGAGAACACACAAATTACCATCTAAAATTACAGAAAAAGTGCATGTTAAAAGTACTTAAACAATTCGGAACTTAAAGTATAAATGACTGTTACACGTTTTGGCCGAGCTGTCAAGAAACCCGTTCTTTATGTACCCGCGGAGGAGGTACTTCTCGATGATTACGCTTCGGATGAGCACGATTCCGTGATTGATTCTGATATCGACACCGAAGATGAAGAGGGTTTCAGTTCAGAGGAAGACTATGATGATGACGCGGATGAGAATGGTAATCTCAAGGATTTCGTGGTAGACGATGAGAGTGAAAGTGAGGAAGAAGACGCTTAAAAAAAACAAAAACTATATTAGAAAATGGAAACGGACATAGGCAATCCCATTGAGTACAATCCCACGATAGACCCTTTAAATCAGGAGAAGGAAGAGGAGGAAGAGAAGCACGAACAACCCTATTACTTTCATCCCAGTGAGATGAATTACGCCCCACCTCCACCACCTCCCCAGAATGAGAAATTCGATCTATTCACGAACATTGATAAATCTACGTGGATAATCGCGTTTGCTGTTTTCTTACTTGGATTTTTTATGGGAAAAACAATGCAACCCGTCATACTCAGGTATACGTGAGTTCGCGAATACGCCTCGATAACTTGGTATCAGTATCTTCGTAACTCTGGGATTCAACGGGCTTTTGGGGATATCCACTTAGCCAGTGTTCATCGGGTACATTCGAATACGCGACGAACGTGCCTATATCACCGTATATAGGTTTAATTTTTCCACTAGCATCCCTCTTTATCAGTTGAGACGGATAACCAGGATGTATGAACGCATCATCCGTGTCTTCAACAAAACCGGCAGTTGTCGATGGTTCGGAAACTGTTTTGTTTTTTAAATCGTATGTTGGTTTAAAAAACAAAATAAAGAAAGCCCCAACGAAAAGGATCGTGAGGATAATCCTGAGCATTTTGTTTTATTGTATGTGAATATTATTTACGCAGAAGAAACCTCGGGTTCTCCCTCCTCCTT